TGGAATAGTTAGTAATCCAATTAAATTAAGAGATCTTCAACTTGCATCTCAAGTTCTTGAAAGAACAAAATTTACAGAAGTGGGAAGCAAGTATGGAGTACCAACATATCCATACTACAAACCTGGTCTATATTATGATTTTAAAGGTGAAAATCCAATTTCACTTTATAAAGATTCTACGCCCCATTTATTCTTAACCAGGCATAGTGGTTGGCGTGTGCGAGGAAACTTCTCTTCATATCTTGACCGTGGTATAGCAATGATAGTAAACAAAGAACAACAGTTTGATTTAAAAGTAAGTTCTTTACAGGTTTGGCTAAGATATGCAGAAGATGTTTTTCCTAGCCAAGAAATAAAAATAGCATCAATTACATATAACACAGACACAGTAGACATTTATCTTTTAGGAGAAAGCACTGGACTAAGAGGAAAACTTTATGCAAAACTAAGATCAACTGATTCTATTTTAGATAATGTAGAATTCCATTTAGATGGAGTTGCTGTAGATACGCCATATTTATTTATGGGAGAGTGGGCTTGTGTTGGAATTGCCTTTAGAGGACTGCTTAATTTTTCTTCTTATACTGGAAGAATATCCCTAAATGGTCCACTAACATATAATAATATTTCTTATTCAGTCGCAACAAACCTTGAACAGCAACAAAGTGTTGAATATAGGTCTTGGTCTAACGTATTATCAACAGCAACTGGCTTAGGTGGTTGGAATTATTGGCAAGATTCATTTAATTGGGGAACCCCATTCAATACTGCAGTTGGTCCAAGCGTTAAAACTATATCAGATGTACCTATATACTCAATTGATCCATCAGATATTTATGCAAGATACGTTGGCACTAATAAAATAGTTATTGATGATATTGAAGGGGTTTTGATTAATCCAGATCAATTTAAGATATATTCCGAAGTTTTATGGTCAACTACTGTAGCGACTCCAGTATAGTCTGGTATACTTATGGTTATGGATGGATTAATAAACCCAAAAACTGGTAAACCTATTGTAGAAAATGTTCGTCGTCAAGTCATTGATAAGCACTATGACTGGGGACTTTATGTGTATAAGAAGGCTAATGGATCTTATTTCACAGATGGTGAAGGTAATGTTTTAAACATTCCTTCTAATAAAAATGATATTAATCAAATCAATAAGTTAAAGGCAGCAGCAATTCACTACGGAGATCCTGGAGATGGCAAGGCTATTTTTGTGCCAGGGCTTACAAGAGTTTCAGAAGAAGAGCATTCAGAGCAAGTAGAAAGATTGAAGGCAGGATTAATTCCTTCAATGAATGATCTTGGTGCTTGGAAGGCTGCACAGGATACTGTTGATAAATATGGAAGAGGTGTTTTAGATGAGTGATGATTTTGAATTTCAATATGTTTCAGCAGCACTAAATACTCAAGAAAAAGAGGAAAGTCCTTTTAAGAAGAGTGATCCATTTAATCAAGAGTGGAACAATCTTAAAGATCTTTTAGGACTTGAGCAAAACTTTAAACGTCGTACAGCAAGAACAGTAACAAAAGCAGTTGATACTTATAATTCTGCAGTAATGACTCAACAGCCTGCGCCTACTGATCAATATCTTGCAAATGCTAGAGCAAGTCAAGTTGGAGATGGTGCTGGATCAAAAACAATTAATCCTGGAACTGTATATCGTAATGGATATGGAATCTTTGATGTAATTACACCACCTTATAATATGTATGAACTTGCAAACTTTTATGATACTTCATTTGCTAATCATGCTGCAATTGATGCTAAAGTAGAAAATGTTGTTGGTCTTGGATATCATTTTGAAATGAATGCTCAGACAATGATGAAATTATCTGGATCTACTGATGAAGCAGCAATAGAAAGAGCAAGAAAAAGAATTGAAAGACTTAAGATTGATGCTAAAGAATGGCTTGAAGGTTTAAATACAGATGATAGTTTTACTACTATAATGGAAAAAGTTTATACAGATGTTCAAGCAACAGGAAATGGATATCTTGAAATTGGCCGTAAGGTAAATGGAGAGATTGGTTACATTGGACACGTTCCATCTACAACAATGCGTGTACGTCGTTTGCGTGACGGCTTTGTTCAGATTATTGGACCACGTTTAGTTTATTTTCGTAATTTTGGGGCAAAGAATCAAAACCCATTAACAGCAGATAATCGTCCTAATGAAATTATTCATTTTAAAGAATATTCTCCATTAAATACATACTATGGAGTGCCAGACATTATTGCTGCCATGCCATCTCTTATTGGAGATCAACTTGCATCTCAATACAATATTGATTATTTTGAAAACAAGGCTGTACCAAGATATATTATTACTCTTAAGGGTGCAAAACTTTCACCTGATGCAGAAGATAAAATGTTTAGATTCCTACAAACTGGATTAAAATCTCAATCACATCGCACCTTGTATATTCCACTTCCTGGAGATTCAGACACAAGCAAAGTTGAGTTTAAGATGGAACCAATTGAAAATGGAATCCAGGATGGCTCATTTAAAGAATACCGTAAGCAGAATCGTGATGATATTCTTATTGCCCATCAGGTTCCAATATCTAAACTTGGGGGGTCAGACTCAGGCATTGCAGCAGCACTTTCTCAAGATCGTACATTTAAAGAGCAGGTTGCACGTCCAGAACAAGAAAAAATTGAAAAGTTTATTAGCAAAATTGTAAGAGAATTTACAGATATTGTTGAACTAAAGTTTAATGAATTAACCCTTACAGATGAAATTGCTCAATCTCAAATTCTTGAAAGATATGTTAAAAATCAAATTATGTTACCTAATGAGGCTCGTGAGATTTTAGATCTTCCACAAGCGCCACATGGTGATAAGCCTTTAGAATTAACCGCTAGAGCAGCAGCAGATGCTAATGCTAATAATGCAAAAAATAGAGCAAGAGATGGAGAAAGAGCCAATAACTCATCTGATAGCCCTGCAACTGTTTCTGGAAGAAATCCAAAGGGTGAGGGAAGATCATCTCAATAACTGAGATATGTGTTAAAATCTTTGGTATAATAGGAGAGATATGAATATCAATAAAGCCCACTGGACAACTGAAGGAACAAGCGTTCGTCTCTCAATGCCTTTTGCAAAGGTAGACGCAGAGCGTAGAATTGTTTCTGGTTTTGCAACCCTAGATAACCTAGACAAACAAAATGATATTGTCACACAAGAAGCAAGCGTTGCAGCATTTGAAAAATTTAAGGGTAATATCCGTGAAATGCATCAACCATTAGCAGTAGGAAAACTAGTATCATTTAAGCAAGATCGCTATTTTGATCCTAACACAAAGAAATTTTATAATGGAGTATATGTCTCTGCATATGTTTCAAAGGGTGCCCAGGATACTTGGGAAAAAGTTCTTGACGGAACTCTTTCAAGTTTTTCAATTGGTGGAAATATTCACAAATGGGATGATGCCATTGATGAAACAACACAAAAAGAAATTCGCATTATTAAGGATTATGATCTTTTTGAACTATCTCTTGTTGACTCACCAGCAAACCAACTTGCAAATATTTTATCTGTACAGAAGAACGCAGAAGGACAGACAACATTCACTGGATCTTCTTCAGAGGTTGTAGTTGAAAATGTATTTTGGGACTCTACAAATGGAATTGTTTCTTTATCTGAAAATGATTCAGAGATAAGTCCAGTTGATGGAACACAAATGAAGAACATAGGTTTTGTTGAAAAAAGTGATAATGAAAAAGCAGAAATGATAAAATTCTTAGTTGATAGTGCAAAAGGCATTAGTACAATTAAGATGACAAAGGAGGAAAATACAATGACAGAAAATACAAACACAGTCACTGAAGCAGAGGTTGAAACAACAACTACTGATGCACCAGTTGCAGTAGAGTCAGTCGTTGAAGATGCTCCAGAGACAACATCAGAAGAAGTTGCAAAGACGGTTGATGAAGTAGTTGCTGAAGAGTCTGTTTTGGAAAAAGCAGATGATGTAGTAAATACAGATATCGTTAATGTAGAAAAGTCTGATGAGGCAGTCGCCACTGCCGTTACAGAGATAAAAGAATCTCTTGCTAATGCCTTTGGAGATTTAACTTCAACAGTTAAATCAATCAGCGACGTAGTTGCTGAATTAAAGAAATCACTTGATAATGTTACAGCACAGGTTACATCAGTAACTAAGGAAGTATCAGATATCAAGGGTGGAGTAGATGAGTTTGGAAAGAGAGTAGATGCCGTAGAGCAAGATACCGCTTTCCGCAAGTCTGGCGATCTAGGCGAGATCGTGCAGGAGTTTGCAGAAATGCCAACTCAAAAATCCCTATGGGGCGGACGTTTCCTCAAATCATCCGACCTACTTAACTAAAAAAAATATATAAAAATCACTAGGAGGTGAAATATATGTCAGAACAAAACACAGAGATCGTAAAGAACTATCCGTCGTCAACTTCACCAGCAGGAGCATTTAACTCCGAAGGTACTTTTGCGTCAGGTGGTATCGGATCAGTATCTTCTCCAGCAGGAGGAATACTAGGTAACACAGCCACAGCAAATATGGGTGTTACTACTGGACCAAACGCTGTTAGCCCAACAGGTGCACTAGGAGGAATCCTATTGCCAGAGCAGGCTCGTCGTTTTATTGACTACGTGTGGGATGCAACAATTCTCGCCCAAGATGGTCGTAAGGTTACTATGAGAGCCAATACGATTGAACTTGAGAAAGTCAACGTTGGTGAGCGTGTAATTCGTGCAGCAGCACAAGGATCAAATGATTACACAAACGCTGGTGCTACATTTACTAAGGTGGAACTAACAACCAAGAAGATTCGTCTTGATTGGGAAATTTCAACTGAAGCACTTGAAGACAATATTGAAGGAGGAGCACTTGAAGACCACATTGTTCGCTTGATGACTAATGCTT